GATGTGGCAAGGCGTTTGGCAGAGCTGGCATTCGGAAAGGCCAATGACTGTGTAAAATTGGTACTGGACGACGATGCCAAGCTGGACGGCCTGGATCTGAGCCTGCTGACGGAGCTGAAGCGCAACGACAAAGGCACATTGGAAGTGCGGCTGGTGGACAGGCTTCGGGCGTTGGAGCAGCTGGCGGTATTGGCCCAAAGCAGCGGAACGGATCTGGAATCGTTTTTACAGGCCATGCAGGGAAATGGGGAGCCGGAATGAAATACCGGGCGTTTTCGGAAAAACAGAAAACGGTGCTTTCCTGGTGGGTTCCGGGTAATCCCCATCACAGCCGGGAGGCCATTGTCTGTGACGGTGCGGTGCGTTCGGGAAAGACTCTGGCCATGGGGCTGTCTTTCTTTCTGTGGGCCATGGTGTGCTTTGACAGGCAGCGGTTCGGTGTGTGCGGCAAGACCATTGCATCATTAAGGCGCAATGTTTTGTCGGAAATTCTGCCCAGACTCTCCGGTATGGGAGCGACCTGGAAGGAAAAGCGGACGGAAAATCTGGTGACGGTGACCTTTCAGGGTCACGAAAATCAGTTTTACATCTTCGGCGGGCGGGACGAAAGCTCAGCAAGCCTGATTCAGGGCATTACTTTTGCAGGGGTGCTGCTGGACGAGGTGGCGCTGATGCCCAAATCCTTTGTGGAGCAGGCCTGTGCAAGATGCTCTGTGGAGGGAAGCCGACTGTGGTTTAACTGCAATCCGGCAGGGCCCAGCCACTGGTTTTACAAGGAGTGGATCGTGGATGCGGAGAAGCGGAACTGTCTGCGGCTGCATTTTACCATGGCGGACAATCCGTCGCTGACGGAGGCCATTCGGGCGCGGTATGAACGGCTGTATTCCGGGGTGTTCTACCGCCGGTTTGTACTGGGGCAATGGGCACAGGCGGAGGGGCGTGTATACGATTTCTTCGAGCCGGACATGGTCAAGCCCGTTCCGTCCGGGAATTTTGAAAAATGGTACATTTCCTGCGATTACGGCACCGTCAATCCCACTTCCATGGGGCTGTGGGGACTGCAAAAGGGTGTGTGGTACCGGGTGAAGGAGTTTTATTTCGACTCCCGGGCCAAGCATCGGCAGATGACGGATGAGGAATATGCCGGGGCACTCCAAAAATTGGCCGGAGACAGACACATCACGGCGGTGATTGCCGATCCGTCGGCGGCTAGTTTTATTGAGACGCTCCGTCGCCATGGCTGGGCCGTGCGCAAGGCGGAAAACGAGGTTTTGTCCGGTATCCGCCTGACGGCGGATTATTTAAAGGCGGGGAAAATGGTCATCTGTGAAGGGTGCAAGGATCTGCTGAGGGAAATGGACGAGTATGTATGGGATCTGTCCAGCGAGGCCAAGGATCGGGTGAAAAAGGAACACGATCATGCCATGGACGAAATGCGGTATTTTGCCGCAACGGTACTGGGGAAAACATCCGGCGGCTTTGCGGCCTGCGCTGTGGAGCGTCGGAAATAAGAAAGGAGCAAAGTACATTGAAACGAAAACAACAGGACGGGGCATTGACGGCGAAGGCCTGCCAATTACGGGGCGGTCAGACCCATCCCTTTGGGGCGCTGCGTGGGTTTGTACCGCTGGGTATCGGGGAAGAGCGGATCTATCGTCAGTTACGGGAGGCGATCCCGGTACTGGATGCGGCTATCGGAAAGCTGACCCGGCTCAGCGGCGGCTTTGGTGTCCGCTGCCGCAATCCGGAAAGTCAGAGGGAGCTGGAGAATTTCCTGCGCTTTGTACCCTGTGGCCGGGGGCAGGTGGGCATCGACAGCTTTCTGTCCGGCTTTGTGGACAGCTTGCTGGTCTATGGCCGCAGCGTGGGGGAAATGGTCATTGACCGCGGCAGGCTGAAAGCGATTTGTTGGGGAGATGTGACCCAATTGCAGATCGTGGAGGGAAAAAATCCTCTGGAGGTGGAACTGTGGGGTCCGGACAGCAAGGGCTGCATGGGTGCACTTCCCTATCAGCATCTTTTGCTGTTTACCACATTGAATCCCGAGGCGGCACACCCTTACGGCGTGAGCATTTTCCGTGGGATGCCCTTTTTGGCGGATATTCTCATGAAGATATACGCCACCATCGGCACAAACTGGGAACGGGCCGGCAACGTGCGGTACAGCGTGATCTGCAAGAATACGGAAAATATGGATCCGGCCACGGCTCAGGAACGGGGTAAGCAGGTGGCCACGGAATGGAGCCGGGCCATGGAGGATGCCAAGACCGGTACGGTACGGGATTTCGTGGCTGTGGGGGATGTGGAGATCAAGGTCATTGGCGGCGAGGCGCCGATTTTGGACTCTCAGGTGCCGGTACGGCAGATTTTGGAGCAGCTGGTTGCCAAAACCGGTCTGCCGCCCTTTTTGCTGGGTCTGAACTGGAGCACCACAGAACGGATGAGCACCCAGCAGGCGGATATTCTCACATCGGAGCTGTGGGCGCTGCGTCGGACTGTTGAGCCTATCCTGCACAAGATCTGCAAGACTTATCTTGCTTTGGAAGGACTGGATGACCGGGTGGAAATTCTTTGGAATGACATCAGCCTGCAGGATATTACGGAGGAAGCCAAGGCAGATCTTTACAAGGCCCAGGCGGCAAAATACCGCAGGGAAGCAAATGAAGGAGGAAACCAATGAAAGTTCAGAAGGAAACCCAGGTTGCCACCACCGGTGTCGCCACGCCGGCCCAGTTGGCAGCCATCAACGCCCAGGCAAAGGCGGAGCTGACCGCAGAGCAGGTATATGTCTTCTCGGTACGGCTGTGCGACGATCAGGTGGATCGGGATCTGGAACGGTTTGACACAGCAGCATTGCCGGCACTGGCAAAAATGTTTGTGGGCAAAACCGGTATCGTGGATCACAAATGGAGTGCCAGCGGTCAGGTGGCCCGGATCTTTGAGACCCAGGTGGTTCAGGAAGATGGGGTCAGCTACATCAAGGCGTGGGCCTACATCCGCCGGGGCGGCAACGCCGAAGAGGTCATTGCGGACATTGAAGCAGGCATCAAGAAGGAAATTTCCGTTGGCTGCGCCATGGGACGGGCTGTCTGTTCCATCTGCGGCAGCGAATACGGCGCTTGCGGCCACCAAAAGGGCGAACACTACGACGGGATGCTCTGCTGCGTCATTTTGAAGGAGCCTATGGATGCCTACGAATTTTCCTTTGTTGCCGTGCCCGCTCAGCGGGAGGCCGGGGTCATCAAAGGTCTTGGCGTTGGCAGTCGCTGCCTGAAAGAGCTGGCGGATGAATTTGGCGCCCAGGGTGAATATCGGACGCTGTTTATTCAGGCGCAGCTGGGTCAAAAGTACGAAAAGCAGCTGCGTGATGAGGTGGTGCGCCTGTTCCTGGGGCTGGATATGGGTATGGAAGAGCCGGTGCTGCGCAGCATTACCCAAAAAGTCAGCGCAGAGGAGCTTTTGCATTTGAAGGAAGCGTTGGATGCAAGAATGGCAGAGTATTTTCCGGTACAGACTCAGCTGCACTGCAGCAATGCAAAGGAAAAATTGGAAAGCGGCTTTTTGATTTAGGGATTACCGGAAAACCGGTGACCATATATTACATTTTTAGGAGGAAACAAAAATGGGTTATGACAATCTGAGACTGGAAAAAGGCATGTACCGCCAGGCGGGCATGAGCTTTACCCAGGTGCTGGAGTCCCTGGACCCCAGCGAAAACTATCGTGGCACAGCTTTGGAAGGCACGGATGCGTTTCAGCGTCAGTTGAAGCGGTTCGGCATTCGCGCCAAGGGTGCCGGTTCTTCTCCTGTGGAGAAGTTTTTCAGCACCTCGGACTCTGCGGTGTTGTTCCCGGAGTACATCGCAAGAACCGTCCGCCAGGGCATCGAGGAAAATGATATCCTGCCCGATATCGTAGCGACCACCACGGTGATCGATTCTCTGGACTACCGTTCCATCTACTCCAATGCTCCCGAAGATAATATGTCCCTGGAGGATGTGGGCGAAGGCGAGGAGATCGGCATCACCGAAATCTGCACAAAATCCAACCTGATCACTCTGACTAAGCGGGGCAGAATGCTGGTAGCTTCCTACGAGGCTCTGCGTTTTCAGAAGCTGGATATGTTCGGCGTAATGCTGCGCCAAATCGGCGCCTACATCCAAAAGCAGCAGCTGGCTAACGCCGTGGATGTCATTGTCAATGGTGACGGCAATGACAACGCCGTAAGGCAGTACACCATCGGCACCGAACCCGTGTCCGGGACCAAGGGCACGCTGAGTTATGATGCGCTGGTGGATTTCTGGGGCCGTTTTGATCCCTACAACATGAATGTCCTTTTGTGTTCCGGTCCCACCGTAAACAAGATGCTGAAAGTGCCTGAATTCCAGAATCCCATGACCGGCATGAATTTCCAGGGCACCGGCAAAATGGTTACCCCTCTGGGTGCAAAGCTCTACCGCTGCAACGCCCTTGCCAATGACCAGATCATTGGCCTGGACAGTCGTTATGCCCTGGAACTGGTGCGCGCCGGAGATGTTATGGTGGAATACGACAAGCTCATTGACCGCCAGCTGGAGCGCGCCGCCATTACCTCTATTTACGGCTTCGGCAAGATCTGTGACGACGCTTCTGCGCTCCTGAATGTATGAGCTTAGCGGAGCAGATCTATGCCCAGGCATTGGTGCTGACGCAGGATTCCACGGATAAAAATCTGCCCTTATTGGAAGTATTCTGTCGCAGTGCGGAAAACGCACTGCGACAAAAACTCCGGGACGGGATCACCCCGGAGGACTGCAAGGCAGATTTTATTGCGGCAGCCAGTCTGCTGGCTTTGGCGGCATTGTCAGAGACGGATGATATGGCACATATCGAACACATCAGCGCCGGGGACATTACCCTGCGCCGGGGCAGCGCCGATTCGGCAGCTTGCTGTCTGCGGTATCAGGCAGAGGTGGTAATGATGCCCTATTTGAAGGATAAATTTGCATTCATGGGGGTATAGGCATTGCAAAAACTGGTGGATAAGGTTTTCCGGAAGTATGGCGTGCCGATCACCGTACAGGACACCGGCGGCACCCACGAGGTATCCGGATTTGTGAAAAACGGGGCATCTTCCGCCAGAAAGTATCTGCTGACGGAATACACCCCTTTGGGCGAGATCCCTATAGGATTCTATGTGATGCTTCTGCCCCGGTATGAAGCGCGGATCGGAAAACTCTTGCAGTACGGTGGAAAATGGTACATAATCCGCCGGTTTGAATGGGTGACCTTCCGTGATCAGGTGCTGTACGACTGGTGTCTTTGTGAGGAACGAGGGAGGTTGGATACATGGGGCAATTGATCGTGGATCATGTCATCACATTGCTCAGTGACGGAGGAATTCGGGCAAATTATTCCTATCCGGCTGCCAACATTCAGCGTGTTACGGAGCCGGTGGCGGCAGTCAGCTTGGCCAAGGCCGATCTGAAAGCCAATACTGTGCAGGTTTTGGTGGAGATCCTGTCGCCCAAAGAGGGCGGTGGCTATGCGTGCCAGAAGGAAGCATGGAAGGCCTGTGTCATTCTGGAAGCAGCCGGAGCAATTTGCTGTCAGGAGGGCTGCGCCTACCTACCCAAGGCAAATTTATTCCGGGTCCCGGTAAAGGCGGTTTTCAAGGGAACGGTCACATCCGCCGGCATGGAGGCATTACCGGAATATGCCGTGGTTGCCGGAGGTATCACTCTGCGCTATGTGTGCGGATTTTCTGCCAAGCAGGCGGTGAGTGGCAGCAGCGCATCCTTGCAGAATGCGCCCTGGGAGATCACCGTGGAGGAATTCATCCCCTGGGGTGTGGAGGATTCTCTGGAAGCGGACGAACCCTTCCAGATGGATCTTCGCTGCATGGAAAATATCGAACGCTTTGAAGGCTGCACTTGGAGCAAGCGGGAGCGGATCGCCGAAGAATCGGGGATCCGGCAGATCCGCACAGCAAAAGCAACCGGAAGAATATTGACATCATAAGGGAGAAGCCCGCCATTCGGCGGGCTTTTTTCTTTGTGTACCAAAAGAAAAAAATTTTGGAAGTTCCTTACAAACCCTTGCGTTTGACAAAGATTTAGGGTAACATAGAGTTAGAAAATCCATGACGAAAGGAATTTCACATTATGATCAAAGTAGACATTTCCAATGTATGGGGCCAGCTGTCCCTGCCGGACCTTCTGGCTGTGGAGCAGGAAATTGCCTCTGCCCATCAGACTTTGGCTGACGGCACCGGCGAGGGCAATGACTTCCTGGGCTGGCTGGATCTGCCGGTGGCGGAAGAAACAGAAGAAATGAAGCGTATTCAGAAGGCGGCGGACTGGATCCGTGCCAACAGCGATGTGTTTGTCGTTGTGGGTATCGGCGGCAGCTATCTGGGCCCCCGTGCGGCTATTGAGCTGATGCAGGGCTGCAACCACAATATCGGTAAGGGCAAGGGCGATCCTCAGATCTATTTTGCCGGCAACACCCTGTCCACCCGGGCATGGAACGAGCTGCAACGGCTTCTGGAAGGCAAGGATTTCTCCCTGGCGGTGATCTCCAAGTCCGGCACCACCACCGAGCCTGCCATTGCATTCCGTGCGCTGAAATGGATGCTGGAGCGCAAGTACGGCACCGACGGCGCAAGCAAGCGTATTTTTGCCATCACCGACCCTGCCAAGGGCGCATTGCGGCAGATGGCCACGGAGGAAGGCTGGGAGAGCTTCATCATCCCCCCTGCCGCCGGCGGTCGTTACTCCGTGCTGACGGCTGTAGGTCTGCTTCCCATGGCAGTAGCGGGCATTGACATCCGCAAGGTGATGAAGGGCGCATACGATGCCAAAACCGAGTACAACTATGTCCGTTCCTTTGAAAATCCCGTGTGGCTGTATGCCGGCGTGCGGAATCTGCTGTACCGCCACGGCAAGACCACGGAGATCATGGCATCCTGGGAGCCGGGCTACAAGATGATGGGCGGCTGGTGGCAGCAGCTCTTCGGCGAGTCCGAGGGCAAGGACGGCAAGGGTATTTTCCCTGTTTCTGTTGAGTTCACCGCCGATCTGCACTCTCTGGGTCAGATGATCCAGCAGGGCGAACGGAATATTTTTGAGACCGTGATCCGCTTTGATGCCCCCGAAAAGGTGGCTGTGGTAGGTTCTGACGCGAAAAATCTGGACGGTCTGAACTATCTGGCCGGAAAGCAGCTGGACTTCGTGGACGAGCAGGCCTATCAGGGCACGC